TGTATCTCACCACGCATCTGTAGTCTGGTAATCAAATTGCCTATCAATGGTCTTAAAAATTCCTGTTCCAATCGCAATCCATATGGACCTAATCGTCTGTAGAACTCCGCTTGCCTGATTTGCACCTCGGCAGCAGTTTGGTAAGTGGGTTTGTCTGCTGGCAATATCACATCATTGAACAGCATTCGCTGTATCTGACGTCTGTGGTTGTCTATGGTTGCTTCTGTTATGTTTACATTGCCCGCGAATGGTATGGCCTGCAAAGGTTGATCCACTGTGACCACGTCACCTGGACGCAGTTTCATGTTGCCAAAGTTAACCGCTGTGTCTGAACTCACTTGCCAAGCACCCAGCGATAGATACGCTGCTGCCTGCATGAACAACATCTGTGCTTCGTTGATCACCCTGATGTGCGGCAGTGCCATCCGGACCGGAGAACTGCCCCAGCTGTCACCTATGGTCTTGTCAAAACGGAACACCGTGAACATCTGCACAGGCATGCTGGTCTGTTCCAGTATGTCACCGTTCTCTGCCAACTGCACCACGTAGGTGTAATCCTTGTCATTGGGCATCCTGAAACAGCTCTCCAGCACCTTGTGATATTTGAAGGGGTCTTTGCTGCAGGCTTGTCGCATGCTGTCGGACAGTTTGTTTTTGTAATTTTCTAAAAGGTGCGTGCCGGACAGGGAATGATCCCTGAACACCGTGTCAACTTCACCCTTGTGGTTGTCAAGGAAATACAATTGATAACTTGGTATGGCTATGAAATTGATGCCCTTGTTGTCCTCGTAAGTGCCTAGGCATCCCACACCCGCTACCACTGCGTCCGTCAATGCTTCTGAGCTGGCAAGGTAGAAATTGCTGTCTCTCAATGTCTTGAACACTGTCCTGTTGGCCATGTCCAATTGCATCTTGATGTCCATTGCCACACGCTCTTTTAGATCTTCTCTCACGGATAGAGTAGCCCATTGCTGGTTCTGTGGTATCAATAGATTGAGTATGGTTGAAACTAGATTCTGCACACCATCTGGTGCTGTGCTGTCAAATATTTTCCTGCGATCAACTGTGTCTGAATCTGACTTGTAGATATCCCTGTTGGGCTTGGTGTAGAGGTAGGCTTCCGACATCTCGCTCTCGTGCTTCTGACGTTCGGTCTTTGCTAATCGATATGCCCTGGAGATGAAATCCTTCATGGATTAATCCTGTCCGTATAGAGTCTGCAGTCCCACACCTGTGTCTGTATTTTCCTGTGAAAGCAATCCACCTTCTCGTCTGGTGATCAATGAGCTGCCTGCTCTCCTTCTCGCTTCGGCACGCTGTCTCTCCAACGCACCTTTCTTTCTCTCTGCTTCAGCTTTCATTGTGGCCTCTGACGTGGCTTCATCCTGCAATTTTTTTTGCAATCTGTATTGCTCTTCCATGCTAGGAGGAGCTGGTGGTTTTGGAAATAGTCCACCCATGTTAATATCCTCCACCCATTAATCTCAAGATGTTTTGAGCGATCTGCTGTTCTGGTTGTAATAAATTTTTCTGTTCGATAGAGCCTGGTTGCGGTTGAGCACCCAGTGCTGTACCTGCCTGTATCAGAACACCTCTTCCCCTTTGGCTGGCCTTTAATGGTCTGCCGCTGGCTCTGACTTGTGAAGTTACTGGTGTTGGAACTGGTACCGGTACTGGAACTGGTGGTGGTGGTGGTGGTGGAGAAGGTGGTGATCCCATGCATTGAGCCACTGGGCCCGTGTATTCATATGATTCTGATTCAATGAGGTTGTTGTCTTTGTCAAAAACCATCCTGTTGTAAATTTTCATTTTTGCCCTTTCGCGCGTGTGTAGTTATTATATAAATAACTCTAGTTGTTCAAAGTTATTTATCCAGTTAGTTGATTCTGAACCTGGATCCGGTGTTCTGTAAGGGGTTGAATATCTTGGCCACCTTGCTCACATCTACCGATAGGTTTGGTAAGTTGCTAATGGCCTCGGCCGCGGCATCTATGCAGTCATCGTGTTTCATTCTTGGAAATGCCTGCAATTCATCCATAAACGCAGATTTATCTCTCACACGCTCATGCACGAATAACCTGCCCACTTTGATCAATGGCTCCATGATCTGTGCGATGAACACCATCTTGTTCTTGTTACGGAACTTGGGCACCACCTGCACCATGATCTTCATTTCCCTTGCCACCCTCCTCAATTCATTGGCTAATGTGCTGCTGAAGTTCTCCTCCACGTACACATGTGATATCTTGTGTGCCTTGCAGGTGTTGATGATCTCCCTGCACTGCCCCGAGAAGTCTTTGGTTTCCTTGTCCACCGCTGACAGCGTGACCATGTCATGTATGTAGGTGTTGCCATCTGGATCCCTAGCGGCAACAGCCAACACAGATGCATCTCTGCCCTGTAGTCCTGTAGCAGCGTCCCATGCGGCACAGAGACGAGTGATCTGTTTCCTGCCTATCGTGCAGCTGGTGATGTAAGTGCCAAATGGTTGTGCTATGTTCTGCCACGTCAGTTCCTCGTTGTAATATTTGATGTTTTCTAATTGCACCAATGGCTGGAATATGTTCTGTGGTACCAACATGTATTGCGACATATAATCACCCTCTGTGGTCTCGTTGCGCTGACGCTCTAACCATTGGAATGTGAACATGCCCTCTGGGTGGTCGGGCCATGCGAGATAATCTTCTTCAATCATGGTGCCATCTTCCTGTTTGATCTCCCTGCTCCTCACCGCAGGTATTTTCTTTAGTTCGTATCCCACCGAATGCAAATGATCGTAGATGCTGTCCTCGTGGTGCGGTGTGCCCACCATCAAGATGTTGTTGGCCAGTTTGCCAAACTCTGTAACTCGTTCTTTGGTCTTGGCTCGCATGTCAGCACTGAGCACGTTGTCGGAGGTCTCCACATCATCCGCTATCACGCAGTTGGCATGCAGTCCCGTGAATGATGCACCCAATGAGCTCACCGTGACGGATGGGTTCAGCTGCATTATGGGCCGCTCCACCGTGAATGTCTCTGACTTCCATGTGTATAATTCTGATTTGAGATGCTGCAGCATGGGATGGCTCTCTATGGTGTTACGTATGAACATAGAGTTACGCAGCGCAAGGTTCCGCTTGGCAGATATCAGCAGGCAGGTCCAGTTGGGGTCAGTCAGCAACTTCCAGCACACGTAGGCACCAATGATGAAACTCTTGCCACCGTGCCTGAAACACTGCAGTATGCGACGCTGGTTGGTCTCCGTGGCCTCAAGCCAGTCAGCGATCTCGATATGTACGTCTGGTGTCTTCTGTTGCGATATTATGTTCAACGTATCCAAAAACACCCGGAAGGGTATCTTGGACATTATTCCTCGTTCTTGATAGCTATTCTTTTCTGTGCTAGTTCAATCAGCTTGGCAGCGTTGTGCTTTTCTTCCTCGGTGTTGACACCAGTGGGGTGTATTGCACCGCTGGCAGCCTGTGCGAGATATTTCAACATCTGCAACTTGGCCCGCTTGGCATTGTCCAAGAAAGTGGTTTTCTTGATGTAGTCCTTGTCATCCGCGGTTGGATAAACCACGTTGAAGAGTTCATGTGCTTCTGATAATTCCTTGGTCCAGTAACTGTCAGCAAACTGTTTTAAGATTTTTAACCATTCTGCATCTACTCGATTTTTCATTAGTTTCCTTTTCTTTTCTGTTTAGCGCTGTGGTAGCAGTATGTTTATAGCGTGCTCACCACAGCTGATCAAACCCATATAGGGCAAGGTATTTATAATGGAGAGATTAACGCTGCAGGATATGGCTATGCGTAACGGAGTAACAACCTGCAGCAAATTATTTATTTGGGATTAGCGCTGCGAATGATATGGCTATCATTATATGATACATCCGCAGCAAAGTATTTATTAGGAATGGGGGATCTCATAGTCAGAAACATGATTTACCCCCCACACTATTTGTCCTGATTTTTATGACAAACTGGGACAAATTCTTTAATATTGATATTGGATGAATTTATCCAGCACGGTGTTTGTTGTGCCCTGTGCGGCTGCTGTCATCTCAATTTGGTAATCTGTGGCTTTCTCTTTCTTAACATCTACCGTGTAATCATTATAAAGTTTTGTGGCTATCTTTATGGTCCTGTTAAAATTATCTATCTGTCTCACGCTGTATCTGGCAGGCATTCCTTGATACTCTTTTATTGTGGTCTTGATCAGTTCTGCCCATAGACATCGCACGCTGGGATTATGATTGTATTTGCCTGTGGCCCAAATCACTTCTTCACCCAATTCCGAATTGTATTTCTTCCAATCTTTTATGTTTGTGAATCCTTGTGTCCTTTCAGAAAACTTCGTTATTATTGCCACTATGCATTGTGTCAATTGTTTCCTTTGCTCCGCTGTCTGATCATAATAGGGATTGTTGTTTGTGCCTTTCTTTTTGATGCTTTCATATTCTATCTGTATCATATTAACTCCTTCTTGTATATTTCTCCCACTGTTTGATATTTCATGTATCTGTATAGATCTCCCACCCTGTGGTCTATCATCACGCTGTTGCCCGGCACGAATTCAACCGCTCCGTTCTGCCTGGCCCATTGCTCCGCACGCTTGATCAATCTCACAGGCATCATGGGAAATTGATTCCTGTGCTTTGGGTCAACATACAAGAAATAGTCGCTGCCGGCCTTGACATTACAGAAAAAGAAATCTATGATGAATGCCACATACATGCCTATGATTTTGTTGTCGTGTTTGGCCACCCACCCGTTGCCGCGTGTCCTGTTCTCCGCACGTATCGCTACGTCCAGCTGTCGCAATTTCTCCGGCAGGTATGGCAGGAAATGATAGCGTCCTTCGCGGTGCATGATCGCACCCAACGCTATCATCTCATCCACATCCTCGGGTTGATATTCTTGAATCACATAATCCATAGATCACTCTAGATCTTCTGCAGTGGGTTGTCTTCTAATCTCAAACTGTTCTGCCACAATCTTGTGCATGTCTGATTGATTCAGATAAAACATTTGTTGCTGAACAGTTTTTATAAAAACTTCTGCAGCCATTGATTTCCTGTTCCTTATCAGATTCAATATGTCCTGTTTTCTCTGTTCGGGTGTAGGATTGCTCTTGTCAAATTTTGGAAACATTTCTGTCAGTTTAGATTTTTTTGTGTCTTTAGTCATTTCTCTCCTCTATGGTTCTTTGTTTTAGTCATTTATTTTATGCTAGTGATCACGCAAACGGTATTGGGGATACAATAAACGTAATCACTAACATTTTGAGATTGCAACGTAACTTGCGTAGGAGCGTAAGATGGTATTGCAATCTCTGTATGCCTAAGGTTGATTTAAACTATGCCTGATTCAAATTGTGCCTTAAGTAAATTATTTAGCATACATAAAAAAATAATACACTTTTTTGGGTTAAACATCAAGCACATCCTGCTGTTGTTACCAAAATAGATTACCAAAACAAACCCAATAATTAACACTTTTAAAATTTATTTGATATATACAATTGGCTACATGACAAAAAAATATAAAAACAAACACAAAAGACATTGGCTTAATTTAGGCAAATACGATTGGCTTGCAAAAAAATATTACAATAGGCCCTTTGCTCAATTGTTACCTTATCAAAAAGACAAGGTGATCACTTGGGTGACTAATTTTTCTCCCGATCAAGGCAAATATAGAAATCAATTTATTAAAAGCAAAATTACTTAGGCTACATAGCACTTTGTTTTAATGAGAACTACGGATGAATAATCAGGTGAATCTCTTGTGCAAACACTAACAAAAAGATGAGGCTCTGGGAAACAGATCCAACCTCGGGTCCATATAAGATTACCATACAAAGATTATATGGGCTTGCGTTGTATACCAATAATGAGTTAACGAGTACAGCACAACCGCTCGGCTATGGCAACGATGTATGGACTATGAAGACACTCGAATCAAGTGCAGGTATTAGGCTAGAAATAGCCTAATATCTATTCAACATCTGAATCAAGAAAAGGCTTGCGGCAGCAAGCGGATGAGCTACGCTCATCCAATCAATACCCAAACACTGCCACTGACATCATCGCAAAGAATCGCAATGAATTACCACGATCGCAACACACCCAAGATCAATCCACAATGATCCCGCTTAATATAAATACACAGTAGACCGATTTACCCTTGCAGGTAAGAACACACTCTCCAGTATGTTTTAGTCATTTAGTCGGTCTACACATCATATGGATCCCAAACGTTTTGATAAGATACTGAAAGATTTGCGAGTCACTCGCAGGCAGAATCCGCAGAAGGGATATCAATCACGCATGCCGGACTTCGTGCGTGCCATACGATTGCCAGTGGTTCGCTGCGCTCGCGGCACACCCGTGGATCAATGCCCAGCGCATCATGCGCATCTGTGGAGCCCATTGCATAATGGATGGTACAGCCGCTGCCTCAGATGTCCCCGCAGGTGGGGATTGCACAGCCGCGGTCAGAGGCCATCTGGCAGGCCGGCCAGTCGTTTTGATTAGGCAAAATCGCTGTAAGAAGCTGTGGAATCAAAATGCATCAATAACAGTGTATTGGCATCTGTGGAAAATGCCGAGGCAGATGGAGTAAAATCTGCAGTGTATCTTTGATTGTTGCTCACACGAAATTCATCCCATCGCATTTGTAAATCTTTGCCCCCCGCACTTGCATTATCCACGACACCTATCTCTATGGTGCGATCGGTGCCCACTGTGGAATATGTATTAGTGTCAACTAATACACCATTTCTATACATCTTATGATTGTTTGCACCACCACTGCCATTGCATACGGCAGCAAAATGTATCCATGGATCATCATCATTTACCTGCCTGTTTGCATCCGGGCCAGCACCACCTGTGGTGCCACTGGTATACACACCGTTATTTGCAGTGGTAGCATATGTTGTATAAGTCCATTTATAATTGTTATTGATGTTTAAGATGGTCCATGCTGGTGTCGAGCTAGGTGAACTTGTGCCATACACTCTCCTCAACCACGCTTCGATGGTCCAAGTTTGATCCGCGGAAAAATCCCAATCATAGCTGACATTGATCACAGCGGTCAACGTGCTGGTGCTGTTGCTTGTAGGATCATTTGCAAATAAAGATCCACCACCAAATTGACTCACAGCACTGATAGAGTTATTGCTGCCCTGTGTCACTGTGGCAGAACGATATAACAGCGGATTAGAAAAACCAACTCTTTTAAAACCCAGTGACATGATTATGAAAATGTTTTAGATATTAGACCGTAATAATTGGTACCATCATTGAATATGTTCACTATGTCAATGGCATTAGCACCAGTGCTTAATGTGGCCACACCACCCGGAAATTTAACAGCGGTAGATGTGTCCGTGCCAAATGCTGCAGTTCTTCCACCGGTGCCATCTTGCACTATTATCAATGACAATGAACCACCTGTAGGTAAATTGGTTATAACAAATGCTGTATTCGTCCCCAATGTGACTTTGTGTACCGGTGCTAGACTAGCATTCACAGTGATGGTTGTGCTGCTGGTTAATGAGTTAATTTTTTCTGTGTAACACGAATTAAATCTTGTGGTTCCATGCAATGTTACTGCACCGGAAACATTCACGGCATCATCGATCTGTATGGCCGATGAATCGTTGCTGCGTATGATATTGGTCTCGATCTCTGGTGAATTGGTTATGGTGTTTACAAATAATTTACCAACATCAGAGCTGGTGGCCCTGCTGTCACCCAATGTCACATACACACTGCGGTTTGCTTCACTTACTTGTGCAGCATTGATGTTCACATCACCATCATTGTCCACAGTGACATAGGCATAGGCCGATGTTGCCGCATTGCCATTTGCGGTCAAACTTAGATTGCCGGTGCCATTGGTTGTGATGATCGGGCTGGCATTTGATTCACCCACTATCACTTTGTTCGTGATCAATTTTAAATCCACATAAGGATCGATGTCTATGTTTCCACCAGTGCGATCATAGATTCTAATTGCTCCAGAATTGGTTGTGGAATTTGTGCTTAATATTAAATCACCAGTACCATTAGTTGTGATATTAG